TACCAAGAATCCGGCAAGAGAGTTCACAAAGGCGCAGAAAGAGTTTCTCTACGATTATTACATGGAGAGAAATCGTGAGAATGAGGCAAATGCAATTTGGGAGGAATAAGGATGAAACATACATTGAAAAGGGTTCCGGAGGTACTGCTATGAAAAAGGAGACACCAGAACAGCAGTTAAAATTACTTTGCAGACTTATAATCCGTGAACGTGATAATTGGAACTATATCAACGAAAACGGCTGTAATGATCCGTTCTGGCCGGATGGTTGCAATATGAATCTGACGAGAAATCATATTATTTCTTACAAGAGAGATATTGCAGAGTTATGTGAAAAAGCTGGAATGTCACTTCCGGAAGAATATTTTTTGAAGATTCCGCCGGAAGTAGACGATAATTATATGGCAAACCTGAAACAGTAGGCACGTGTCGATCGGTTAAAACAGCAGTGGGATAAGTTAAGCTTGAAAAAAACAAAATTCGTCGATGACGGACAGCTGGAGTTTGGATGAGGTGAAAAACAATGAATGGTGAAGGATATCGTGATCCGACAGCGGACAGGGCAATTCGAAACGCTACCCACCTGCCGAGACAGATCTGGAGTGTGGTCAAGGCTGTACGGGAGGTTTTGAACGTGTCGCACCTGGAATTGGTCGAGATCAGAATGAGAGACAGAACAACCGGAAGAGAACATAAGTGGGGAGGTGATACCAATGGAGAAAAAGGTTCTGGAGCAGTACATAGACGCATGCGAGCTGATCAAAGAGACGGAAAAGGACATTAGACGGCTGAAGAAGAAGCGTCAGACTATTGTGCAGACGAATGTATCCGGGAGCAATCCGGATTTTCCGTACAATCCGCAGCACTTCAAAATCGCGGGGACAGCGTTCACTTATGAGGAGGATGCCCGCCTGCGGCATGAGGAGAAGATTCTGGAAGAGCGCCGGGAGCAGGCGCAGCGGCTGAAAGTGGAAGTGGAGCAGTGGATGAACCACATTCCACAGAGGATGCAGCGGATCATCAAGTACAGAGTCTTCGAGGAGATGAGCTGGAGCCAGGTGGCAAGTAAACTGGGGCGGAAAGCTACGGAGGGCAGTGTGAAAATGGAATTTCAAAGATTTTTCGAGAAAGAGTAAACTTTGTTACGTTTGTTACATATGTTACGATTCAAAATGTTATAGTGTATCATGGAAGAACGGCAGGAAGGGTTTCATCTTTTCTTTACCTCCTTGTGAATGTATTTTGAGCGGCGGTCAGGTGTTACAGCTTGACCGCTGATTGGGCGGCATCAGCCCGTGGAAAAAGTCCGAATGATGTACGATGTTGAACGAAGCCCCCAGACATCTGAACTGAGAGCGATGCACCGCCTTAGAGAGATTGACAAGGCCTGCTTGAATTTTATAGTTATGTAGTGCCATAACTACAAAAAACGGTAGGAAGTGCTATTGGAACGTAGCTCAAGGAGAGCGCAGAGACGCCGGCACGAGGCGCAGGTTCGAATCCTGCCGTTCCAACTCTCCATTGACTGGAGATCATCCCCCATATACTTCTTTTAAAACGTCCTGTAGAAATGCAGGACGTTTTGTAGTATGATGACAGAAAAAGGAGGAAAGTATAGGATGGATATAGGATTTGTAATTACGTATTTGCTTTGCCCAATTATTGTTTCTGTTGGCTTAATAACAGGGAAAAGGACAGGAGACCATCATCAATTATTGACGGCATATGCATTTAAAGGAATGTTTTATTTTTATTCGGCTGCGGCGAATTTGATCCATTTTATTAACCAATCGCATACAGAAAGAGATATTATTGGGCTTGCGATTGGATTGGCGATTATTGAGGGGACAAATGGAATAATGGAAGCAAAAACAGCTGCTTTAGAATGGGCAAAAGAGCAAGAAAAAAATAATATGTGAAAATCATAGGCGGTCTTGCATAGAGACTGCCTTTTGTTATATTCAAAAACGACGAATCGAGGTGATGGAACATGGCCCGGGCGCCAGATAAAAGAATAGAGCAGGCAAAGGGCATGTACCTGAAAGGCATGAAATTGGTTGAGATTGCAAGTCAACTGAATCTGCCGGAAGGAACTGTTCGCCGTTGGAAATCTACTCACAGATGGGATAACGAGCGTTCGGATAAAAAAAGCGAACGTTCGGATAAGAAAAAAAGAGGCGGTCAACCGGGAAATCAAAATGCGACCGGTCCGCCGGGAAATAAGAATGCAGTTAAGACAGGAGAGTTTGAAGCTCTCTTTTTTGATTGTCTGGATCCAGAAGAAAAACGGTTGACTGAAATGGTGACGCCGGACAAGGAGCAGTTGCTCCTGCAGGAAATTCAGCTATTGACTGTGCGGGAACGGCGGATGTTGAAAAGAATTGAGATGCTGAAGAACATGGAGCAGCCGACGGCCGATGAAAATATTGAGCCAGAAGAACAAGTTCCAGCGGGAATGAGTGTTACCGGATATCGATCTGGAATTGAAAAAGGAAAACCAACTGTTTTAAAAGAATACGAGGGGATTTTGGGACAGATCCAGTCCATAGAAGATGCCCTGACCCGTGTGCAGGCACGGCGTCAGCGAGCCATCGAGGCCTTGCATAAATTTGGCTATGATGATGCGCGGCTGGAGCTGGCGGCAATGCAGCTTGAATTCGAAATGAGCAAACAGGACGTTCAGCAGGAAGAAACCGGCGACGATGGATTCCTTTCTGCGATGAATGCCGTGGCACAGGAAGTCTGGGGTGATGAGAGTGTATGAGAAAATCTCATCATTGAAAGAAAAGCTGCAGAAACTCAAACAAAACATCAAAAGCCGGCAGAAAGGCCAGACATTCCATTTTTCACCGTTTTCCAGAAAACAGAAGCAAGTTCTTACCTGGTGGTGCAAAGATTCACCGGTTCATGATAAAGATGGAATTATAGCTGACGGCGCGATCCGATCCGGAAAGACCGTCAGTATGTCGCTTTCGTTCGCAATGTGGGCAATGAGCACATTCAACGGTCAAAACTTTGCTATGTGTGGAAAGACCATCGGTTCTTTCCGGAGAAACGTACTGTTCTGGCTGAAACTGATGCTCAAGTCAAGAGGTTATTCTGTAATTGATCGAAGAGCTGATAACCTCATTATCATCAGGAAAGGCGATACCGAAAACTATTTTTACATATTTGGCGGCAAGGATGAGCGTTCACAGGATCTGATTCAGGGTATCACGCTGGCGGGCGTATTCTTTGATGAGGTTGCGCTGATGCCGGAGAGCTTCGTGAACCAGGCGACCGGCCGATGTTCCGTGGAAGGTTCTAAGTTCTGGTTTAACTGCAATCCGGACGGGCCATATCATTGGTTTAAAGTGAATTGGATTGACAAATCCACGGGATACCTCGGAAAAGAGCGGGTGGAGCAGATCAGAAAGAAAGCCGCGGAAGAGGGAAAAGATCCGGGGCTAAAAGAAATCCTCTATCTGCATTTTACGATGGATGACAACCTGTCTCTGAGTGAGGAGATCAAAGCCAGATACCGCAGTATGTATATTGGCGTTTTCTTCAAGCGGTATATTTTAGGCTTATGGGCAGCAGCTGAGGGTGTCATTTATGATATGTTTGATCCGGAAAAACATGTAAAGAATATCAAAGAGTTTTTCCAGATACTGGTAAATGGAAACCGTTATGTGTCCTGCGACTATGGTACGCAGAATGCGACCGTGTTCCTGCTGTGGAATAAAGGAATCGATGGAAAATGGTACTGCATCCGCGAGTATTATTATTCCGGAAGAGACAAGGGTAAACAGAAGACGGATGCAGAATATGCAGATGATTTGAAAAAGTGGCTGGATGGAACCAGAATCAAAGCAATGATTGTGGATCCGTCGGCCGCTTCTTTTATTGTTGAACTGCGAAAACGCGGATACAAAGTAATTAAGGCAAATAATGATGTGCTGGACGGAATCCGGCTGGTTGGTATGCTGCTGAATCTGGAAATGCTGATATTTTCCAGCTCCTGTACGGAAACAATCAAAGAATTTGCTTCTTACATATGGGACGAGAAAGCAGCTGAGCATGGAGAGGACAAACCGGTAAAGCAGCATGATCACGGATGCGATGCAGTACGCTATTTTGTAAGTACTGTTTTGAGCAGTAAAGTGGCAAGACTTCGAGAGATAAGCAGGTGAAAATAATGTATACATTTACAGTTCCAAGAGAAAAATTTGATGAGCGGGCACCGGATAAGCAGATGATCCGCCAGTTGATATCCAAGCATATCAGCATTGTCGGGCGAATGCAGAAGAATATGGCCTACTACAAAGGACAGCATGAAATTCTGTCAGATGCGGATCGTGAAAACAAACTGGTGTGCAATCATGCAAAAGATATTTCTGATACGGCCAGCAGTTATTTCATTGGAAACCCAGTAACATATAAGGCAGAAGGCGATATCAAAGCCCTGACCGATGCCCTGGAGACTGCCGGAGCAGATGAAACCGACGGAGACAATGGGTTGGAGCTTTCCATTTATGGGCTTGCGTATGAATACGTGTATGTAAAAGAGAATGAAAATGATCTGGTAACGAAAAACCTTTCTGCAGAAAATACATTTATGGTAAAGGACGACAGCATCGAGGAACGAGAACTCTTTGCTGTCTATTATTATGTCAGAAAAGATGATTCCGGAACTTCGGCAGATCATTTCAGGGCAACCATACTGACGTCAAGATACCGGTACGAGCTGGATATCGAGGACAGCAGCGCTCCGCAGATCACCGTAGAAGAGCCGCAGGAACATTATATGTGCGAGATTCCGATTATCGAGTATTTGAATAATAAACTTGGTATTGGTGATTTTGAACTGCAGATTCCACTCATTGATGCTTACAATGCGTTGATGAGCGATCGTATCACGGATAAGGAGCAGTTTATTGATGCGATTCTTGCCATCTATGGAACATTGCTTGCAGATGATGAAGTAGATGAGAATGGTGAGAAAAAAGAAGGCGCAGAGGCGGCGATGAAGCATCTGAAAAAGAGAAAGGTGCTGGAAGTTCCGGATGGAGCCAAGGCAGAATATCTTACCAGAACATTCGATGAGACTGGCGTGGAAGTGCTGAAAAAGGCAATCGAACAGGATATTCATAAATTCAGTCATATTCCCTGCATGACGGATGAAAGCTTTGGTGGTAATGTTTCCGGCGTGGCAATGGAGTTTAAAGTATTGGGCA